AGTGAGTCATGGCCAGCGATCGGGACGGGAAGGGGCGGGCCTGAGTGCAGCCTCGGACTACGCCGAGCTGGAGAAGGCCAGGGCGAACCTGGAAGCGTTCCAGGCGGAGGTCGCGCCGGTCCAGGAGAAGTTCCGGGGCCTGAAAGAAACGATCAGGGGCGCCCTCGACGAGAAGCTGTTCAATGCGATTGCCGCGGCCATCCAGAACGTGGACAACCAGACGCTTGACCAGCTCATCGCGTCTCTGGGTGCGACGCAATGGAACGCATTGAAGGCGACCGATGCCTTCAACGGCATGCTGGGCGCCATGCGCGGAGAGGCGTGGCGGGACGAGGTCGAGTGGATCCGGCTGACCCGTGGCGAGTACGCGGCCTGGATGGCTGAACGCGGCGCGGAGATCAACGCAAGGGGCGGCCCGGACAAGATGGACCCGGCCCAGCGCGCAGAGTTCAACAGGGATGCCGCGCGCAAGAAGGCCGACATCGAACGCAAGGCCCAGTTCCGCGAACGGCAGCAGGCCGCCCAGCAGTCGGTCAGGGGCGTGCACGAGCAGGCTGATGCGTACGCCGGGCTGATGGATCGCATCGAGAAGCAGATCGCCCAGGACCGGGTGCGGCAGAAGCTGAAGGAGGGGATGACAGAGGCGGAAAAGCTGCAGGTCACCCTCCTTGACGAGATGGAGCATGCCGAGAAGAAGCTCAGCGAGCAGAAGCAACTGCGGGTGAAGGCCTCGCTGGACGCCGCGGTGGCCCTGGCCAAGGAAGCGGCAGCCGCTGAAGCGTCGAAGAAGGCCCAGCAGGATCTGCTGAAGCTGCAGCGGGAGCTCCAGCAGGCGGCGCATGCACAGCAGCGCGGCAACGACCAGGCGCTGTTCGGCATCGGCCATGGCGCAGCGAGCGTGGATCGCATGCAACGCCGTTCCGCTCTGGATGAGGATCGGGACAATCGAAAGCGCGCGCTGGACGACGAGTCGCGTGGTGAGGACGGCAAGGTCATCGAGTCGGAGCGCTACAGAGCCCGGCTGGCCGAGCTCGATGCATTCCATGAACAGTCACTGCAACGCGAGGCAGAGTTCCAGGAGAACAAGAAGGCATACCAGTCCGATTGGAAGAACGGCGCAATGCGGGCGTTCGAGGACTATGCCGATGCCGCGGCCAATGCCGCCGAGTTGAGCCACGGCGTCTTCAGTAATGCATTGGGCGGGTTGGAAGACAGTCTGGTCAAGTTTGCCCAGACCGGAAAGCTGTCCTTCTCCGACCTCGCCGACTCGATCATCGCCGATCTGGCGCGCGTGGCAGCCAAACAGATGGTCAGTGGGCTGATCAGTTCGATCGGGCAGATGTTCGGACCGAAGATCACCGGTTTTTCCATCGGCGGGTACACGGGCCCAGGGGGCAAGTACGAGCCGGCCGGCATCGTCCACAAGGGCGAGGGCGTGCTCAGCCAGGAAGACATGGCTGCGCTCGGCGGCCCATCGGCATTCTTCGCCCTGCGCACTTCGCTGCGAACCGGCAATGGCCTGTCCGGTGGTGATAGCGGGGGTTATGTGCAGGTACCGATCGCCCGTGCCGGCGAGGGTGGGATGAATGTGGAAATCAACAACTACGGCGAAAGCCGGGTCAACACCCGGGAAGAGCGGCAGCGCATGCCCGATGGCAGCGAAGTACGGCGGCTGGTGATCGACATCGTGGGCGACAGCCTCAACGGTGGTGAGCTGGGCGCCATTGGACGGGCCCGATACGGATGGACGGAGGCAGTGGGATGAGCAGTTGGCCAGAATATGCAGAAATCCGCTTTGCGGATTACGGCGAGGAGATCGTCGCTTCGGAAGAGCGGACCGAGATGGAGCGCGGCCCCAGCAAGATGCGCGCGCTCAACAGCCGGGTGATGAAGAACGTGTACGCCTCGGTGCAGTTCCGCACCGCGGCTGACGCCGAGGCATTCGAAGCGTGGTACCTGCACGATGTCGGTCGCGTCGGCTGGTTCACGATGGAGCACCCGCGGACCGGGCAGCCGATCAGCGCCCGCTTCCCGCAGGGCATCGGCCGCCTGGTGCCACTGAACACCCGGTTCCGCTTCTCCAAGCGCGATCTTGTACTGGAGTACATGCGATGAGTTCCTTCCATGAGCGCCGCCAGCGCCTGGCCGACACCCAGGGACCGCTGATGCTGTTGGAAGTGTCGGCGCCGTCGATGCCGGAGGTGTTGCGGATCGTCAACGACAACGTCAACTGGACCAGCAACGGCAAGGAGTTCATTGCCGCACCGTTCGGCTTCCAGCTTCCCGACGATGTCAGTGGACAGGCACCGCGCGCACAGCTGGTGATCGACAACATCGGCCGCGCACTCACCGAGGACCTGGAAGGGCTTGCCCCCGGAGAGATGGTGACCGCACGGTTGATGCTGACCGATCGCGCCGATCCGGATGCCATCGAGGCCGAGTACGACCTGCCGATGACCCAGGTGTCGGTCAACACGCGCACGGTCAGTGCCCAGTGTGGTGTCGACTTCCTGATGCGCCAGCAGGCCGTGCTGCTGCATGCCAATCCGTTCACGCTGCCGGGAATCTTCTGATGCGCCTGGTCGACGTCGAGCGATGGGTGGGCATCCCCTATGACGAAGCAGCGTGCGACTGCGCCGACCTGGTGATGCAGGTGCAGCGGGCGCTGTTCGCCCGTGAAGTGGCACTGCCCGGACGCCGGCCGCGCGGGCGGCGCGGCTCGGCCGAGCTGGGCGCATTGTCGCGCGCGCAGGCGGTACCTCGCGAGGGCCCTCCACAGGACGGCGACCTGGTACTGATGATCGAACGCGGACAACACAACCCCGGCCACGCCGGGGTTTTCTTTTTCCTGGCTCATGAGGGCTGGGTCTTGCACAGCAACGAAACGAACGGCTGCAGCGTGCTGCACCGCGTTCGTGACCTGCCCGGATTTGGGCTGAGGATCGAGGGATACTACGCATGGAACTGACACCACAACCGGCGGTCGACGGCCGCCTCATCATCACCCCGCACCCGGTGCTGCTGGATGGCCAGCGCAACGTGCCGGTCGAACTGCGCCCGGGTGAAAGCCTGTACGCATTCCTCATGCGCCATGTAGACGGGCTCGATGGCCGCGCATGGCAGGTCTGCGTTGACGGGCTGGAGGTGCCGCGCGAGCAGTGGATGCACACGCGACCGCGCCATGGCCAGTTGATCGAAGTGCGCAGCGTGGTGGGCAAGGCGGTGATTCCGCTGGTGGCGATGATCGCGCTGACCTATTTCACCTTCGGCATCGGCACGCTGGTGGCCGGTTCCGCGTGGGGCGCAGGCGCCATCGCAGGCACGTACGGCACGCTGGCCGCATCCGCGGTCTACGTGGCCGGCAGCGTGCTGATCAACAAGGTTCTCACGCCGAAGCCGCCCAAGCCCGGTGGCGGCGGTGTCGCCGACACGGCGTATTCCCTGGCAGCGCCGCGCAACCGTGTGCGCGCCTATGAACCGCTGGGCCTGCTGTTCGGTTCCACGCGCCTCGCTCCGGACCTGATCAGCCGCCCCTATACCTGGTTCGAGGGCGATGAGCAGTACGTCGGCCTGACCCTCAGCCCGGGCATCAACGTTGGCCGGGTGGAGGCCCTGCAGAACGGTGATTCAGCGCTGTCCAGCTACGAAGGCGTGCGCACCTGGTTCCGCGGCTTCCCGCAGATGCCCGACGAAGCGATTCCGCTGTACAGCAACGCGGATGTGATTGAAGGCGCGCAGCTGCTCGATACCGGCAGCGATGCCAAGCACGTGGCCAGCCCGTGGGTGGAGCGCACCAGCTCCGCTGACTCTCTGCGCCTGCAGGTGAACATCGAGTTCCGGCTGTGGGATACCACGTCCAAGGGCAAGGACAAGGACAACCGCGAGCAGATCCAGATCCAGTACCGGCCGGTCGGCTCCGATGCCTGGCAGTCGTTCGGCAATTACAGCGTCGTGGGACGCACGCAGAAGGCGCGCCGCGTCAGCTACGGCCGCGACGTGGAGCTGGGCCAGTACGACGTGCGCGTACGCGTGGCCGGGCAGAACACCGATGGCAGTGGCGCGCAGGCGAATTTCACCTGGACCACGCTGGTCAGCGTGCAGCGCGACGACGCCAGCCATGCAGGAATTCCTGCCATCGGCCTGCAGATGAAGGCGTCCGGCCAGCTCAATGGCACCCCGGATGAGATCCGCTGCGTGGCTCATGCGCGACCGATTCCGGTGTGGAAGGGTGAAGCGGCCGGCTGGGTGACCGAGGAAACCAGCAACCCGGGCGCACAGATCCTGGCCTACGCGCGTGGCATCCATGATGAGAACGGCAAGCGCATCGCCGGCCTGGGCATGGCCGACCGGCGCATCGATATCGAAAGCCTGAAAGCCTTCATGCTGCACTGCGCGGACAACGCGCTGGGCTACGACTACTGGCTGACCGAGGTGCGCAGCCACCAGGCAGTGCTCGACGCCATCGCGCTGGCCGGCTTCGGCCAGGTGACCTGGGCCAAGGGCCGGCTGGGCGTGGCCTGGGCGGCCGATGAGCAGCCCCTGTCCGGCGTGGTCAACATGGCCACGATCAAGAAGGGCCAGTTCCAGGTCGATTACACCCTGGCCAACGCTGCCGACGGCATCGAGTACAGCTACCTGGACCGCCGCACCTGGAAGGCGGCGACGCTGCGCGTGCCGGCGCCGGGCGTGGAGGTGATGCTCAATCCGGCCAAGATCACCGGTGAGGGCGTCAGCTCCGAAGCCCATGCCGCGATGCTGGCGCGTTGGCATCTGGCGCAGAGCGTCTATCAATACAAGTCGATCAGCTACAGCACCGACATCGAGCACCTGGCCTACTCGCGGTTGTCGGTGCTGGCGTTGCAGCACGACCTTACCCAGTGGGGC